GATACCAATCATTATTCATACGAATCCATAATTGCCCAGTATTTGTATTTATCCACATCTTTCCACTGTCTGAACTTGTAGGTTCTATATCAGTAACTGAAAATAATAATTCTGCCATAAATTTTATCCAAATGGTGACCAAGTATTGCCTATATAAATATATGCCTGTATATCATTATTTGAGGAATCAATTTTTATCCAAATTTGCCCTGATTGAGGTGATGCAGGTTCATTCTCTTGACGAATTACAATATAAATATATTCCATTTTTAAATATGTCTCTCATTTTTTACACTTTTTAATATTTTATCTGAAATTGTATTCGTTAAATTATCTAAATCTATATTATCACTTATAGTATTACCTGTTACCGAAACATTTATAATTGTAGAACTTTGATTATTACCTCTAATCATTTGATTAGTTTCACCCGCAGTCATTACACTACTACCACGAGGCAATAAAACGGTTTCGGGACCCTGTTCACCAACCCGTACCAATCCACCCGAAAAATTATTTACACCCGTTGCAAAACTCAGTAATTTAGTAAAACCACCACCGAATGCAAGTGTTAATGCTTTAAATACAAGCCATTTCACTATCATTCTTGTTACTTCGGCGATAAACATATCCGCCATATTTTGAAATAAAGACTTGAATATTGCATTTGCCGATTTTGTTCCTTTGATAAATTCTTGAAACATTGTTGAAAATGCATTTGTCATTGAATCATATAATGCAGTTACTAATTCTATTTTAGTTTTGTTTTGTGCTTTTTGGAATTCAATTTCTTGTTTCCCTTGTTCCGCTAATACCGATAATCTGTAAAGTTCAGCTTCTTGTCGTTGTCTTTCGGTTTCAATTAATGCTTGTTTATCAGCAATCTGCATCGCAGTTAATTTCTTCTGCTGTATGTTCTGCTCAGTCTTTGCTGTTTGTTGTGCATCTGCTATTTTTTTATTTTTTAACTCTTCTGATTTTTGTTTTATTGCTTCTATACCAACCGTATATGAACTTACTACATTATCAACTGCAGTTTTAACATTATTTTTCCATTCTTCAAAATGTTCTTTTGCCTTAAACGGATTGGCTAATATTTTACCCAAAGTTGCGAATGTAGAGGCTAAAGAATACAATAAAGCAACTGCTGAATCCATTAAAACCCTAAAAAATCCAGTTATTGCAGCTACTACAATAGCCGTCCGTTCCCTAATATTACCCCAATTTGTAGCCCAAGCAACTGCAAAAGTGCCTATCGCTACGGTTAATAATGTTATGACTATGGTTAATGGATTGATAGCACCTATTACTAAAGTTATACCAGCTGCAAGTTGAGGCAAGAACCCAATAAGTAATGCAAGTGTTCCGAGTAAACCTGATACTGCAGTCCCAATCAATAAAAACTTTGCGATTAAATTTATCTGTTGTGGTGTAAGTTTTTCAAATAAATTTATTATTTTTTCTATATAGCCAGTAAAATATTTCAATGTTGGAATCAATGCAAAACCAATACCCTCTTTCAAATCATCCATTCTATTTTTCAGTATTATAATTTGTCCAGAAAAGGTTTGTGCTTGTGCCTGTGCTGAACCGCCAAATAGTTTAGTTATATTCTCTACGGCAGTTTGCATACGCTGTGTTGAACCAACCGCACCAGTAACCTCTATACCATACCTTGTGAGTGCATTTGTAGAAGAGCCTACTGATTTTGATACTAAATCAGCAGCACCTTTTAAATCCATACCTTTCGCAGATGCTAAATCAAGTGTTGCCTTTGTAAGTTTATCTAACATCTCGCCTTCAACACCAAAATTAGAAAGTAATTTCTGAACGCCTGTAATTGTTTCATCGCCATAAATTGTAATTTTCTGAAGCGACGATGCATATGCAATATTATGTTTATAGGCTTGTTCTGTGAATGTGCCAGCCTGCTTCATCGCATTTGCAAGCGCTCTTTCTGCGTTTTCTTGTTGTATCGCAGACTCTGTCAGATTTTTAATTAAAAAAACTCCGCTGGTAGCAAATCCCAAGAGAGTAGCCCCTATAATTTTGAAACTTTTATTTATATTTTCATTTTTCTTTGCTAATTCATCAAGTTTATCTATTGTTGCATTTAATCCTTCCGTATTAAATTTACTTGATATCTGAACAAATAATTCACCAATCGCTGCCATTTTTTATTTACCTCTTTTAAATCCAAAACCCAATTTTTGAAGTTTTGTCGGTGATATGATTTTATCTTTCTTATCTTTTATGTCTTTATCTTCTATACCATTTTTTGCCTGGTATTGTCGCATTGTTTCTGTATATACAATCTCTATCCACCGCATCGGTTTATTTAATAACTCATCAATTGTGTAATTTAACTCGCCCGACAAAAAAATAAGGATAGACAGAAAGTCGGACTCTATTTCTTCATTGATTCTGTTATCCTTTGCACGTTTCCCAGTATTTTTTTTATATCGGTTTGTTCACATATAACCGCTATAATCTCAGTCAATGTTTCTATCGGTATATTTTTAAGAAATTCAGTATCAGTTTCATTCAATAATATCCCAAGTACGCCCGCTATTTCATCCTCATTAAGAAAATCAAAAAAAGTAAGCACATCCTCTATATTAGAATTACCCTCTTTTAATAATTTTTCTTTTTCTTTATTTATTTTTGAAGTGAATTTAACAATATATCTGGCAAGTTTTATGACTTGTATAGAGGTTATTTTTCCTATTAGATATTTTTTTCCTTTAATCTCTACTTGCGATATTTCTGAGACAAGATTATCTAAAATTTCACCCATACACCCTCCTATTAATGAAAAGGGGAGCAATATGGACTCCCCTTTTTATTTTATACACATAATTATGTCGCTGAAAATTGCTCAATATTAATAGCAGCTAAACTATTGCCAGCCATATCTTTAAGTCCAGTAGTTACAATCGCTTGAAATGTATGTGCTGTTGTCCAAGCAACAGTCGGAGTAAATGTAACGGTCTTTGCAACCGCATTATATACAATCGTCCCTGCTTTTAATACCGCACTTGCAGGAGTCGTGTCATCAATTATAGAGAATGTATCACCGTAAACAATTGTATTCTCATCAATGTAATTAGTTTCAGTAATTGTCCATATAACTGAATCGGTTGTTCCCTGTGTAACTGTCCCACCGTCAACTGGAGTAGTCAATGCTACCGTCGGAGCAGTAGTATCGGTACTTGAATCAACAATCGTTCCATATCTTTCGGTTGCTGTTTTTGAAGTGTCTTCTATAACTTCAAATTCAGCTTCAATTATCGTCTTATCACCTTTTTTGTATGCGTGTGCTCCTGAACCTGTTTGCACACATTTATGCAGAGTGATTTTCCGTGTACCACTTGACGGAGCATCACCATTTATATAAAGTGTCCTGTATGTGTTTGTTGAGTCACCACCGAATGTTAATGTTGTTGTAGCAACTGCAGTGGTCGGATAATCAAATGCAAGAGCAAGATTATCAAGTGTAGATTCTGCCATTTTACATTTGATAATCATTTTCTCACCGACTTTTATCTTTGCAACTGTCCCCAGCCAAGCATCGGCAGTGACATCGTAATACTCACGAGGTACTTCTAACTCAACACCACCCTCTAATGTACCTACATCAACAGCACTCCCCTCTGCCACACCATATGCAGCTACTTTCAATGTTGCATTTTTAACAATTATGTTCGCAACTGTCCCCATAAATCCTCCTTTAAACTACCTTTCTTTTATACACAAACTCAAAATTCATAGGTAAAATATAAATCTTGGTCTCCGTGTCTTTTATATAATTATCTGAACCGATATGCAATCCAGAATAAATATAGTATTCGTTACTTGAAATTTCTGTTGTTGAACTCAGATTCAATTCGTCGCTTATCGAAAGTAATTTTTTCAACCTGTCAGCAATAATTTTACAGGTAATATTATTTATAGCAAAAATATTGAACTTAAAAATATCCGTCTCAATAATGCTCTCAAATCCAATCAAATCTGTATAAACTTCCCAAACCACAAACGGTGGCACAACATCTGGATCTGCTTGAATAAGATGGAATTTATATTTATTAGTAATATTTCCTGCTAATAATCCCATCAAGGTCGCGTCTGAAGTCAGATGTTTTATTATATCGTTTTCTATCATTTACACACCTCTGCAATAGCTCTTTCAAGTTTATATTTAAATTTGATCATATTTTTAGCAAGTGCTGGTCTTAAAAATGGTCTTGGAAGATTTCCTGGGTGACGAACTGATCCTTCTCTACCAAATGCTCTGGAAATTGAATGTGGAGGGGCACCGAATTCCATAGCCACACCATATCCAACCATACTTCTAACACCTACCTTGCCTTTGATTTCTACACCTTTAATCAAATTAGCGAGTTCACTGGTCACATTCCTTCTTAAATTGCCACTTTGTACATATGGAGGTTCTCCAGGAGCAGAGTGTCGCTTTCCGCCAGCTCCTCCTTTCATCGATCCTTTAGCATCTTTTTCAACTTGGAGTGTGGTCTCATTGACAATTCTTAAAATTGCAAGATCAATTTTATCTTGAATATTTTTTATATTAGAGATTAATTTTTCCATTCCTTCAATTTCCATATCAAAACACTATCCTTTTAAATTCTTGAATCTGTAATTGTAAATTTTTAGGGAGAGTTTCTTTTATAACTATAGCGTTTTCTTTCCACAGACCTTGTGCCACAATCATTCGCTTTTTCGTTATTTGAAAATCAATAATGTCCATACAAAGAACTTTCAGATCTTCTGGAATAGTAGTATATCCTGCCACATATGTGACTCGGATGTTCCGAGTATCCTTTGTCCAAACACCAATTAAATTATCTAATCTTCCTGTGTTTAAATCTGCATAATAATCTTTATCTTCTGTCATTTCATAGAGAGTCGTTGCATTGTATCGATCATAAAATGTTAAAGAAGTTATTGAGGTGATGGGATATTGTTTTAACCAGAATTTTGTCCTCCCATTTCCGTTATACTCTTCATTTGTATAGGTTGCGGAGTGAAAAGAACGGTCACATTCTCTTTCAAGAAAAGAACTTGTTGAATTAATATAAGTTTCAAGCCTTGCATTGTTTGCACCATACAAAACTTGTTGATCAGCAATTAAAAGACAAGAGGTTGACTCTTTAATTGTCAAATCTGTTGAGTCCGCACTTGAGAGTCCCTGAGAATTGGCTACCCAACCTTTTCCCAATCCATTTATTGCTGTGACCAATTCTCCCAGAGTATCTTTGTCTGCATCTGCAAAGGTTAAAGTTGAGGTTCCTGCATTTGCACCGCCCGTAACAACTAATATAAGGGTTGTGGCTGTCACTTGGAAGGTTGCACCAGTCGCATCCGCTGAAGAATTATACAAGGATAAAAAAGCTGTCTGTATATTTACCCCTGCTATTTCAAGGTGGTTTTTCAATTCTTCAACAGAACAGAGTGCATTTGCGTTCAACATTTTAACCTCTCGAAGTTTGGAAGGATAGAAGCGAAGGAGGTGAATCCGAAACTCCTACCCTCCCAAAAATTTAGCAAATTTTATCTATATATAAAAGTTGCATTGACATCGCTCTTTGTTGAAGATTTCTTTATCGCGACGTCGGTAATTCTAATCTTATAATTATAGTTAAGACCAGTTACACCGAGTGGCTGATAAAAACCAAAAGCATTATTCGGTAAAACAAACGTTGCAATTGCAGTTCCACCTAAAGTGGCTGTGGTGGAAGAACCAGCATTGTTATAGACTGTGATAGTCTGAGCAACAGTCGAATCATAGGCTGTGTTTGAAGAAACTGAAAGCATAAGTAATCCAAGGTCGATATCTCCTGCTATGTTGGGATATGCACCGAGATAATAGTTGATTGAAGAACCAACCACATCATAGGTCGTTAATGCCACGGTGTACATCTCTCCTGCAGAAACAATTTTAGGTATAAAGCCGATTGTTAAAAATAAAACCAAAACAAGTAAAATCTTTTTCATCTTTTTATCCTCCTTTTTAATTTTTTATTTGACGGAATTTTAAGCAACATATCATCTTTTTCTTCTAACTTCTTATCACAATATTCAGATCCCGTCTGATTTACTGAAGCATTATGATAAGAATTAGATTTTTTCTGTAACATATTTTAGACTATTTATAAACAGACAATCCTCTAACAAATGCTGCTGGGATTGCTATGATATAACCTTTGCGAAGATCATATCTAAAAGCTTTTTGCCTCTGTAAGAATGTATTCTGCGTCGGTGTCGGGTTAGGAGAGAGCATAGAATTAGTTTCTTCGACTGTCATATTCGGATATAGAGAATGACTGAGTAACCAAGCATTGCTCATATCGCCATAGTAAATAGAAGTTTTTGATGTTGAAGTGCCAGAACCTGAAACTTGATCAGTTAATTTAAACGGTTTCCCGAGCAACATCGTCGGAACTCCATTAACTAACGAACCAAACAAAGGCTGACCATTGTCATCTTTCAACTTCATTAATATACCAAGACATTTACGATTGAAATACCATTTTGCATTATTATGGTATGCTTCGATTTCCTGAGAATTCTGGAGATCAATGATGTTTTCATCAGTAATCGGTTTCGTGAATGTGGTTGAATTTACACCTGAAGCCTTTTTGATACCGTTTGCAAGATCACCTGAGCCTGTATAATCTCCTTCAAGAATCATTGCATCTATTGTTTGTCCTGCTTTCAAACCAACTCTCTTCTGGTAGAAAGAAGTCAAATCAATTTGCTGATCCTGAAGCTGCTCTTGTGTGTAAACAATGATTGCGGAGATTGAACCAAGTGTAGGTGTAATTTTAGTTGTGATAGGAGCTTGCGGAGTAATCCCACCGCTTTCTGCTACCCAAGCAACTGTTACATCCGTTGACTGAGCAGGTACGTCGGTTTTGTTTGTTGCCATTGGAACTGGAGTGCAATCACCAGCAACGACACTCGAATTTAGTGCTGTTTCGAGAATCTGCTTTGAAAATGCTGTCGGAACAACAGTCGCACCTTCAGTTGCTTCACTAATTGCAGTTTTTTGACCATATGCAATCATTTTCATAAATTGCATAAAACCAAGTTGTCCTGCTTCGTTTCCGAAATTAGGAGCAACTACCTTTTTACTCTCTTCCAAAGCTGCAAATTTTGTAGAGAACTCATTAATAACTTTCTCGAGTTCCGATTTTTTGATCCCATCGTTAGGTATTGCACTCAATGATGCTTTAATATCTTCGACGGTCTTAAACAATTTACCTACTTCTTCCTGCGTTACTAAATCTGGCATAGTATTATCCTCCCTTTTTTAATTTAAGTAGTTAATTTTTTAACTACTTGTTTTATTTCATCCACCTTTTTCTTTAATTCTTCTATATTTTCTCTAGTCAATACCTCAATATGTTGATAACCATTTTTGCCAACAAATAAATTCAATCCTTTACTATTCAATTCTTTCAATTGATTTTCTTCGAGCTCTGGAAGGAGAGCTTTCGCATATTCAAGAGAAGTTAAAACTTTCTCATATGCGGAACCGAGTGCATTCGGATCTGCTCCCACTCCAACAATTGATATATCGCAAATTACTGCATAAGTTAATTGGCTCGGGTCTTCTTGATTTTCGTGATACCAAAAACCTCCAATTGAAAAAGCCTTGGCGTGTCCTTCGAGATAAACAGTTCTCGCGTGCTTGATCAAAGGAAAATCTGAATTAGAAAAAACTCCTTCAACGTAAAGTCCTTTCTCATCTTCCTTACATTTTTTGAAACTCCCAGCAATATGATCGACTGAATTTACGTGATCAATTAACATTACGGGATTTTTAATATAGTCGGTCAATTCATAAACATAGTTACGGATAGGAGTATGGACAGTGGGTGTGTCCCCATATCGGTCAACAATTCCTTTTGTATTGGCATAGCCTTTAATAACAACATTTCCTGATTCGTCTTTAGAGACTTTGACCTCAGAAATCTCGAAGAGTTTATGCTCTACTTGGACGTTCTGATAAATTTTAGAATGGGATTCGATCCAAGTATATGCTGTTTCCATCGTCCATTTATTTTTATCAAAAAGATAGGTAATTAAAACTTTATCGTCTATACAATACAAAGCTTGAATACCTTTAGTTTCAGAAATTGAAATTGTTTTAATATTATGTCCGTCGTGTTTTCCTTCTTCTCCTTTTACAGGAATTCGGATTAAATTTTCGGTTACTTCTGGCATAAGCTCTCCTTTACTTTTCAATTACTGGATATACTGTACATCTGCAATTTATAGATTCTTCGGGAGCGTCAATTTCTCCTGGAGCTTGACCACTACCACCTTCAAGTTGAAAATCTTCGTTGAGTTCGATCGCTCCGGAGTCGTCATATTGTTTTCCTGCTTTGATGTGGCTTTCCCTAACGGTTTCATCCCCAGCAGTCAACCAACCCTTTTTAGTAGTGACTCCCGATTGTCTGTAAACTTCAATATTAGCTTCATTGGAAGCAGCAATGGTCTCAGTTCGAGCTATACGATCGGTACGATAGTCTCGAGCTTGATCATAAACTTCTGCTATTCTTTTTGAAAGAGCACTTGTCGATTCCCCTTGGGAAATTCCTTCTGCAAGAGTTCTCCGTAGAGCGTCTACAGTTGTCTCGTTAATCTCCTTTGCAGCATCCAATCCCCTGGTCTTTATCCAATTGATGATTGGTTTACTAGAAATATCAAAGCTTAAATCAAAATTAAAATTGTCGATCTCTTCAATTGCTTGTTGAACTATTATATTTTTATAAATAGGAGTCAAATTCTCTACCAATTTATCTGTCTCTTTGTCAAAATTAAAAAATATATCGTCGATCTTTGCTTTATTCTTCCAAGTTTTTTGTTTCCCAAGATTAGCTTGAACGAGCTTTTCTTGAGAAGTAAAATATTTTTTCATTATAGGTTTGATTTTGCCCTCGTGTTTGTCGGTTAACTTGACAAACCTCAACCATTTAATCTCCTTCTGTTCAGGAGTCAACTTGGTCAAAAGTTTTAATTTTTTAACTGGAACTGTCGGAGGTTCTTCCGTACCACCTATCGGATTCAGAGAAAAAGGAATATACCCCACATCCCCACCTTCAATTTCTTTTACAGGCAAATTCAAAGCCTCTGCCACCTTATTATAAGGAACGCCCATTTGAAACATCGCTGTTGCGTTTTTAATTTTATTGTCTAACGAAACCTGGAGTGCCTCAACTTGGGAGATATCAAATTCCAAAACTAAATTATCGCTTGAAGGGAACATTGGAAGGAACTTCTCATTCAATCCGCTTTCTATTTTTTTTATTCTGGGAAGAATACCGTTCTTCCAATAAAATTTTTCTTGAACTTCTGCGTTTGCATAATTTGCATATTCAAATATACCTACTAATGCGGGAGGTACTTTGAACCCAGCAAGTATTTCTTCTCGAGTTAATTTTCTTTGCTCCAAAAACTCCATATCTTTTTGAGAAATTCCAATTTTATCGTAAGAGATGCCTCCAAAAAGAAGAGCTGTTTTTTCTCCACGCTTTCCTGAATAGCGTTGATTCCAACTATCAATGGCTTCGTTCCGTTTTTCAGCATTGTTGAAAACTGGATTGTCCGATTTAAGAACTCCTTCAATAGTGCAACCGTTCTTGATTGAATTAAAATTCCATAGAACTGCTTCCCTGTCAGTTTGAACTGCATAACGAATTGCGGAAAGTGTTGACATCCCCAAAATATATCCTGTTTTGAGAGGGTTATAATATTTCAAATGCAACATATCTTCTACCCTTACAGGAATATCTTGTCCTGCAGGAGAATAAAGATATTGTTTAATTGGTTTGGCAGCATCTGAAGAAGGTACTGGACGTATCAATGAAGGTATATAAGGAAAGAGTGTTGTTACTCCTTTTCCTTTTCCTTTTGAAACATTGCAATAGGTATTTCCCGTTAGCTCAAGAGAAGAAACCATCCATTCAATCAAGTCATAGGTCGTCATATTATTATTGACAAAGCTCAATGCATCAAGAATTGGATGGCTTTCAATCTCATCTTTTTTACCTTTACTTTTTTTATATAACTTAATAGGGAGAGATGCTATGTCTTGAGCAATTCGGGAGACACAAATATATACCCACGAACTATCCGCATATGCTTGGAGATTAGCATCCGAATTATAATTTTCATTCAAAGGTAAAGCTATATCTTTAGCATCCGTCAAATCATACATACTTTTTGCTGATTTTTGCGTGATCATCTCTTTAGTTTTATTAAACACTTTTTGAAATATATTCATCTTTATCCCAATGCGATCCCTGCTTCATTAACACCAATTCCAAAAGTCTTGTCACAAGCATCGAGTAAATTATCTACTTGGTCATCGTATTCGTGCTGGTCGTTAGAAGTAAAACCTTCACATTCAGTTAAAAAATCTGAAAGAAACCAAGCATCTTCTGGAAGAAAAACATATCCGCTTTTGATATATCCCAGAACATCCAAACATCTCGTATACTTATCTTTATTTCTTTGAACCGCTTCAATTGAAACGCTACCCTTCCTTTGTATTGATTGAATCAAACCAGTACCCGAAGCTTTATCCTCAATGTAGAAAGTACGGAGAAAACCATTTTTATTTGCGACGTGCTTGTTCCAGAAGGATGCTGCTTGTTTTTCAAGTTCTGGAGCTTCCCACTTTCCCCGAATTAAATCAATTAAATGGAGACGCTTTTCCATTGTTACTCCCCAACAAGCGAACACAGAGTAATCGTTGGCTTCTTTAGTCTTTTGAGCAGTGTCTCCTGTTAAAAATCTATATTCAAAAACTGGTTCTTTCTGAAAATACTTGAACCATTCAGTTCGGATAATCAAGGTTTCTGAGAGTCTGCGTGGTTCTCCGAGATAGATATGTTTGAAAAGTTCGGGTTTGTTTTCTTTACAATGATCAATTTCCGTTTTGATTTCGTCGGAGAGGAGTCCTGTTCCTTCAAGAATATTATAATTGTAAAAAGCAGAATAGGTTCTTGGCGGAGGACTTTTAATGAAACGCTCAAAAACAGGGTCGTTCTTTTTCATACGGTTAAAAGTTACCACAATTTGAGATCCTGGTTTTCTGATAGTTGGAATTAAAATATCTAAACTTTCATCACTTACTGATTGTCCTTCTTCAATCCAGACCTTGTCAATTCCTTCAAAACTTTTTATTCCGTCTTTGTTCCCGTGTAAACCCTTGAATATAAATTCTGAGCCTGTGCGTTGATTTTTTATTGTGTCTTCGGTAATACGATAGGAAGGTATTTCATATTTTTGGACTAAATCAGAGAGTAATTTGTGGACGGAATCTTTAATTGTATTTTGAATCTCTCGGGTACACAACATTCTCAACCTCGCTCCGCAACCTTGTATTAAAAATGCAAGTGCAGTGTGATAAGATTTTGCTCCATACCTTCCGCCGTAGTAAACAATGTAACGCCACTTGGGATTAAAAAGTTCTTCATATTCCTTTAGAAATTTTATTTTTAACTTTTTGGTTTCCATTTATAAACTCAACGGTGATCGCTGAAACTACATCATCATCTCCGAAGCCGAGTTTGATATCTTTTGGAAGAAGGTCTACTGCTATTCTATAAAAATCTTTTCGATTGAGTGGATTGCGTGCCCAAGTTACCATCGATTGAACACCGCCTATTTTCTGAAACACAGAGAGTATATCGTCCCGAAGTTTTGAATATTTGTTTCGTGCTCCCTTCGGACGACCGTTTGGATTTGCTATTTCACCTTTACGGAATAAATGTTTCATATAATTTTCTATTTTTTAAATCTAAGATTTTTTAACTACCTCCATTATAACAAATTTATTTTTTAATTGCAAAATTCTTAGCTCAACCAAAGCACCCCTTCAAAAAAGAAATAATTTTTACTCTGCACACACCTTCTCAAATTCACATTTTTCTGAAATAAACCTAAAATAATACGTTTATTCCAAAAATTTACTTCCGATTCCCCGCAATTTACTCTCTTAGCACCTTCAACAAAATGAGCGGTTAGGAATTTTGACCTATTTTTGTGCAGAGTAAATTTTTCATCTCAGAAGACAGAACCACCTTTTACTCTGCATCGACATAGAGGCTAGCTCAAGAAGAGCACCCCTCCCCGTATATAATCTGATTTAAGGTAATATTTTACTTTATTTAATAAAAATAAAATTATATGTTAATTAAGAAAACATACATATATATGGGTGGGGGGGTGTCGGTTGAGCTAGCCCCTACAACCTAAGAAGGTAAAGATGCTAACCTCTTCTGAGCTCTCTGCATCAAAAAACGTAACCGCCCAAACGGTGAGCGTTTTTGCTAGTTTACTCCTCAAAATTTTCCAACTCAATCGTTTTTTGAACCCATCCAAACACCCAAAAAAACACCCAAAAAACCTCGAAATCCTAGCTCAACGGAAGCACCCCTTTAGTTATGTTTTGACCAATTTAATTTGAGAATAATTTTTTCAAAAATCGCAAAATAAAATTTTTTTCAAATTTTTTCTCAAATTTTTTGAATTAAATCCTAAACCCTGAAACCCAAACATCTACCAATTTAAAAATCCAAAATGGAAAATTTTTCCCTTTTTTCAAAAACCCACCCAAATTTCCAGTCCACCTCCAAACCCTGTTTTTAGAGAGTAAAAAAATCGAAATGGCTTACCTCGGGAAAAAAATCGACATTTGAAAAAATCAACCGTTTTCCCTCTCAAAATCAAAATTTACTCTGCATAAAATAAATCCCCCAAAACGTCTAAAATTTGTTATAAAGTATGTATAGCAGTTTGAAACAAAAAAGGAGGTGAAATCCAATGTTCAGTAAAATCGGATACAAAATTGAAGACCTCGAAAAAGAATTAAAAAGCGAAAACCTAAAATACTGTCTCCAACATTTTGAAGAATATAACAAAGAAGAACAATCCATCATTAGTGAATTGTTGGTTGTTAGTTTAAAAAATAAAAAAGGAGGTGAATAAAATGCGACGAATACAAATAAAAGATGAAAAATTAACAAGAACATTAAACGACTTTATAAAAATAAATAGCACTATTTCTCATTATACTTTTTTTAAAAGCACTCCATTAAAAACAAGTCGTAAATTAAAAACAATTATTATACTATTAGAAAAAATTATATGGGATTGTATAAAAAAAGAATATCCTAATGTAAAAAATGTTTATTTTAAAACTGACAATACAATAGATATAGCGGTATAAAAAGACGCACACGCACACACGCGTTCTCAAACATTGTGAACATCTTCCGCTTCGTTCGGGGTAGTTCACAGCCTCGAGCGAAGTGGAAAATCTTTAGGAGGACAAATGCAACAAAAATATTACTGGCTTCTGGTAACCTGCGGTTTCATCCAAGTCAAACATCAATTCCCCGACTTGAAATCCCTTCGAGCCTATTGTTCCCGACACGGCTGCATCGCCGAAAAGCAGACCCATAAAATCTATAAGATGGTTTACGGACTTGGGAGGTTTTCCAAGTGAGTAGAAAATTAAAATGGACTTGTTTTTTTGGTCTTCACAGAGCAATAATCGTCGAAGGCATTTTCTTCACTCAAAAAGGCTCTCGAGAATTTATTGTCCTCAAGCAGAAACATATGTTAAAATGCCTCGACTGTGGGAATTTTTTCTTTATCAAGAAAAAGTGTACGCATAAAAAAGGAGATAAAAATGAATTTTGATCCTCTCAGATTACTTAGTTGTTTAGGTATAGTATTTATGATTACAGGTCTGATCAAAGAGAATGTGGTTGGAATTGTTATAGGTTTTGCATTTATAGTGTTAGGTTGTTTTGAGGAGCAGAGATAATGAAGATAGAAATAAAACTTAAAGACAAAACAAAAAGCGAGGTGATAGGTATGGAATTATTGGCTTGGTTGTTATTGTTTAGGTTGTTAAAGCGGGTTCGGAACATAAACAGCGGAAAGGAGCGGGTATGATAAAAGGAAAGAGGAAAATGAAAACTAAACAAAAATTAATACTCTATTTTGCATTACTTCTGGAGACCGTTATTGTTTTTGAAAAATTTATCCAAACCTTTAGGAGGAGCAATGTCAACCAAACAGCAGTACGAAATCTTAAGTCTAAAAAGAGAAGAATCCGTTTATCGTTTTTATTATTTGGTTTTCTATCTTTTTATAGCCTGTCTTTTAGCCATCCTCTTTATCAAGGATCTCAATTGGTACAAGTCCACCAGACAGCTCTACACTTCTCAACTCCAAAAGAATACTGGTCAACCGATCCGTACATTCCTTGGAGTTTTCACCGTTACCGCTACCAATCCTCTTGTCCCAGGCTACAAATCGTCTTGGTATCAATTGAAGCAAGGAGAATGTTCTATTTCCCGAGACCTCAATTATATCTCCCTGGACGAAACTTTATATATCCCAGGAGCAGGCTATTTTATCGTTAAAAGCCGTATGCAAGCTCATTCAAATGTCGATGGTTTTTTCGACCAAACTACCATCGACATTTTTAAACCAACTGTTCAAGATGCTCTGAACTATGGTCACAGACAACGTCGTGTTTATATATTGGAAAAAGGAGAATGAAAATGAAAAAATTAATTATTGTTTGTTGCATTTTGTTTTGTCAAGGATGTGTTTCAATTTCTGCGAACCGAAAAGCAAAGATGGTTGATGCTAACCGAGAGATTATGCAATCTAAAGTTATAATCTTTCTCTCTAATCAAGCTCAAGATTTTAAAAATCGTTTAGAACGACTTGAAAAAAGCGATGCCTTCAAAGTCTCTGTTTCTACTGAGATTGAACGGAGGTCAAAATGAAAACAAAATGGTGGTTAGCACTCGAGAGACTTGAAGATAACTTTGATCGATTAGTTTTCGATGAAGGTGGTTGGAAATGGGTCGGAGGATTCATACTAGGAACAATCTTAGGATATTTTTTCAGATAGGGGATAAAATGTTTATTGAAAATCTTTTCAACTTCGGAAATATTAAGATTCAAAAATTCACAGAATTCCATTATGCTGTTTCAATCCCTAGGAAGTTTTATGCAGAACAAGAACTCAAAATTCTTCGTTTGTTCTTTAAAAATTTTCAAGTTATAAATATTCTTGATTGTAAAAAAGAGGTTCGTTTTTTCCATTTCATAATTCGCTGGAGACACCGTCCAAAATTCTCCTATGAAGATTTCACAGAAAAAGGAGGTGAGAACAATCAATAAAAAATACCTAATCTGGCACGATGAATTAAATCCTGGAATGTTCAAGATTGTGAACGACGAAACCGATGAAACCGTTCTTCGCAATCTTCCCAATGCTGAAGCTGCCGAGCAAACCGTAGCTAAATTTAAGGATGAATCTGTATTTAAACAAGCAATGAATCGAAAACCTAAAGGAGGTGAATCTAAGTCTAATAATTTTGTTGGTATCCGTTCAAGATCAAAAGTCAAAGGAGGATCTATGATAAAAGAAGAAACTGTCCCAGAGGTAGTTGAAGAAGTTACCGCGTTGGTTGAAGAAGAAGAGTTAGTAAATGAAGAGATCGAAAAAGAGCTCGAATCAAAAAAGGAAGTCAAACCTGTCTCAAAACCCACCAAGGCTTCCAAAACAGCCGAAAAGAAGCCACTTCTCAAACCAACCAAAGAAGTAAAACCGCAAAAACCCACCAAATTAGCAAATGCGGAGTCTAAAAGAGCTGTAGGCAAAACCACTAAATTAGGAGTTCAAGCAGCTTGGTTTTACATTCTCCAAAAAAATGAATCTTCTAAGCCTAAACTTTCCGATGAACAAATAACTGCTTGGATGTACAAAGAGTTCCCCGAAAAAAAATCTGCTTGCTTTAAGCAAGTTTCTGGAGCACGACGTAAATTCAATCTCGGACTTTTCGGAAAACTTCCGAAAGGATTTAATCTTTCTGTAAAAAAAGTTGAGAAGAAAATTTCAGCACCAAAAGGAAAATAAGGTGAAGATAAAAAAATACCTTCCAGATCGCAACCGCCAATTACTCGACTATCAACGTAGAGCATTGGCTTGGGGATTGAGACAAAACAATCCTGCTTGGTTCATCGATATGAGACTCGGGAAAAGTCTCCTGACGATTGAGTGGGTTTTGCGGAAGAACTTAAAACGTGTTCTTGTTCTGTGCCCGAAGACAGCAATTGTTAGTTGGGTGAATGAGCTGCGTCTAGAAGGTATTAAACCACACATCCTTGAAACTCCTCAAGACAAATTTGAAGCCTCACGTTTTGAACCAGAGACCTGGAAAGACGGTTGGTTTTTAACAAATTTTCAAACTATCTTAACCGTCCCACTCTTCAATTCTAGATGGGACTGTATCGTCATCGACGAATCAAGCAAAATGAAAAGTCCAAAAGCTCTCTTAACAAAACGCCTTCTTCAATATTATAAATCTGTTCCGCACAAGATTCTTTTGAGTGGTACACCGACTCCTGAATCAATCTCTGAATCTATCACTCAACTCATATTCAAGGACGGGAGTTGCTTGGATTGTCGGGACTATTGGACTTTTCGTTTTCGCTATATGCATTTGGAAGGCTATGACTGGATTTTGAATCCTGGGGTTTACGATCGCTTGAAAACAGCTTTGCACCACACCGCCTACTTTCTTTCCCAAAAGGCAGCAGGTTGGGACACCACTGAAAAGCGAGAAGTGATCTCTTTCACTTTAAATGAAATTCAAAAAAAGCATATCAAGGAACTTTTGAAGCATTTTGAAACCACTATTGGAACAAAGACTTTGTCTACTAAATATGTTCTCCCACAAACGCTTTGGATGTCGAGAATAGCAAGTGGCTATCTCGAAAATGCGATCTTAAATCCAGCGAAAGAATTGTGGCTGCTCAACCACTTAAAAGAAAACCCGACCAAACATTTTATAATTTGGTTTCGGTTCAATGAAGAATTGTTTCGTATTCAGAAAATTCTTGAAGGAGAAGGAATACCCCATCTCGCTCTTTGGGGAGTGAAGAATCTTCTTGAACGCATCGACGCTCAATCCCAATTTCAAGCAGGGAAAATTCGATTGCTCCTTTTACAAACCAAACTCGGACAATTTTCCTTGAATCTCTCAAAAGCGGATGCTTCAATTTATTTTTCTAACTCTTATTCCTTGGAAGAACGCATTCAATCCGAGAAAAGGATTTCCCATATGGAAAGAACCATACCGCCGCACTATATAGATTTAATTTTTGAAAAGTCAATTGAGAAAGAGATTTTAGAGATGCTGAAAAATAAAACCTTTAGTTTCAGAATGCTCTGGGTACGTCTAAAAAGTTTAACTGAGGAGTAAAAAAATGCAAAGAGTTTCATTGACTATCGACCCTGGTTTGACAGGTACAGGAGTTGTTGCTTGGGATGAAGAGATATCCTGGAAAGATTCACTGAAAATTTTCTATGTGGATGCGTCGCTTTTCAAAACAAATTCGACTCGTTGGGAACTTGGAGCACAGGAGATTTCTCAAAACATTCGTCAACATTATAGGATGTTTTCTGTTCAAAAAATTTACATTGAGTTCCCACAGGTTTTCCAAAGCTCTCTTGGAATGGCTGCGATCAACCGAGGAGATATCTTCAAACTTGTTTTTTTAATTGGTTGTATTCGGGGAGCATTTTTAACCACAGATTTTGAACCAATTCTTGTTTCAAAGTGGAAAGGTCAACTCCCGAAAAAAGAAATTGAATATCGTTGTAAAAAAATAATCCCCAGAACTCTTTGGGTTAAAACTTCACATCTTTGGGATGCTGTTGGGATTGGTCTTTATCTGACAGGAAAAATTTAAAGGAGGTCTTATGCACAAAGAAGTAAAAAATTTTCTGTATTATGTTTCACAGTCTGGTATTTCCAGATTCCTAGAATGTAGAAAGAAGGCACGCCTGTACCAAGCAGGTTGGTTTTCCAACAAGCCGAGTCGAGCCTTGCGATATGGGAGTTTTTTCCACAAGATGCTTGAAGAGACCATTCGGGAATCAATCCGAATAAAAAAGATTCCTTCCGAGGAGTTTGTAGATTTTACAGCCACTCAAAACTACAAAGCTTGGCAAAAGGAGAATAAAAAACTTCCTAAAGAAAATCAACTTGAGATGTTCGTTGATTCAAAATTGATTGCGACACAGATGAAATTTTATATCAAGCAGTATCCTTCAGATTTTGACGGTAAAAAATTCTGGGTCGCAACCGAAAAGAAATTTGAAGTTCCTTATAATGGACTCAAACTCAACGGCTACATTGATAGGGTTTATATGTTCAAAAACAAGGATTTTATTCTGGAAACCAAAACTAAATCCCGTACCTCTCAAGATATTGTTGATATGCTGCATTTGGATTTCCAAACTTTTTTTTATATCCACGGCTACTACCATTCAACAGGAAGTTTTCCTGCTGGAACTGTCTATGACATTGTTCAAAAATTCGGTTCTAAACAAGGAGTGTCAGAAGATGTTGAAGAATATTGCGAGAGATTTGCGGAAGATTTAAAAAAGCGTCCCGAATTTTACTACCGTCGAATCCAAACTTTGGTCTCTCACAAAGAATATGAAACCTGGGTTGAAACCAATCTTGATCCACTTCTTTCCGACTACCTGGCCTGGATTGAAGGTGAAGCACCCGATTATTGCAACACAACAAATTGCGACGGAAAATATGGAAGTTGCGAATTCTTACCAATTTGTGTGATGGGAGATTATGCAAGATTTAGCAAAAAGAATTTTAAAGACCGTGGTCGAAAACCTGAAAAAATTTCTATCGAAGAAGTTATTGATTTATAATTCCAGAAAAAAAGGAGGTGAAAAAATTTATGATTAGTTTACCAACCAAAAAAACTGAAGTTGAGAGGGATCTTTCCAAGTACACTATTTTTATTTATGGTCGGGAAAAGATTGGTAAAACTTCTCTTGCCGCACAATTTCCCGATGCTTGCTTTTTAATGTTTGAGCCTGGAGCGAAATCGCTTCAAATTTATCGAGTCGATATTAACAATTGGTCAGAGTTTGTAGAAGCAATCAAACTCCTCAAGGAATCCAAACAATTCAAAACAATTGTTATTGACACAGTGGATCTCGCGTTCAAATATTGCACCGACTATGTCTGTAAGAAACTCGCTATCTTCCACCCTGCCGACGAAGATTGGGGTAAAGCTTATTCAATGGTTCGGGATGAATTTACATTTTGGTTGAGTGTTTTAAGCAAACTCAATCGAGGAGTAATTCTGCTTTCACACGCTGAAACTCGAGAGATCAAAAAAATCGATGGTGTTTTAAATCAATCTCAAGCCACTCTTTCCAATCAAGGTAGGAGGGTAGTTGAACCAATGGTCGATATTTGGGGATATTATTTCTATAAAGATAAATCCCGTTTTCTTCAAATTCGTGGGAATGAAGAGATTTCTGCAGGCTGTCGCTTGACGGAAAATTTTGTAGGGGTTGATAAAATTCCAATGGGAACAAATGCAAAGGACGCCTATAAAAATTTTATGTCCGCATTTGAGAATAAAGAAGGAGGTGAAAAAGTCCCACCGAAACAAAAACTTATAATTCGTAAGAAGTAAAATTAAAACAAAGGAGGAGTAAATATGAAAGCAGGAACAGTCAATTTGAAAGATTTATGGAAGAAGGCACGTGAAAAAAAATCCACAGGAACTTTTGATGAATTGGACGATGGGAGATATCTTTGTGCAATAACCGATTCAGAAGTTAACAATTCCCAAGCAACCAATCGCCTTCAAATGTTTATTGAATTCAAAATTCAAGAAGGTGAATTCACTGGAAAAACCAAAAGAATGTATATCGGTCTCGACAATGAGATGGGCATACAAATTGCGGTCGGGACTTTGAGCCGTCTTGGACTCGATATTGAAGATCCTTCAGAACTTGAAACAGAACTCAAACAACTTAATGGTAAAATTGTTAAGATTCGTTTAAAGACAAAGCAAACTGCCAAGGGAGATTTTCAAAACGTTTTCATTGAAAAAGTTGTTGGAAGTTCTGAACCTGCCGAAAGACCCTCTTCAACCAAAAAGGATGCAGAAGAAGTTGAAGAACCTGCAGTTGAAGCCGAGCTCGAAGATGTGGAATTAAAAGTCGGGTTGAAGGTTATCTTCACTCTTGACAAGAAAGAAGTTGAAGGAGAAGTCTCCTCTATCGAAGAAGAAGAAGGAAAAGCGATAGTAAAATACAAAGGAAAGAAGTACCGTGTTTCTTGCGACAAACTTTCTATAAAATAAAAATTGGTAGGGGAGTCGAGGAGCAGACTACCGCTCCTCTTCCCAACCAAAATTAAGGAGGTTCGATGCAAAAAAAAATTTACCTTGCTGGACCCTTTTTCAATCCCGAGCAAATTGAAGTTGCTGATAGAATTGAGAGTGCTTGCATAATTTTGAATATACCATTTTTTTCTCCAAGGTTGGAGTGTTTCTGCCCTCCGAATGCGACTCCGAAACAACGAGCACAGACTTTTCAAATGAACATCATCAACATTGACTGTGCTAAATTTGTTTTTGCTCGGATAGATGATTTCGATCCTGGAACAATGTGGGAACTTGGGTTTGCTTTCTCCAGAAATATCCCTTGTTTTGGGTATACGGTTGTTCCAGATCGAGGATTGAATTTGATGCTCGCAGAAAGTGGAATGAAGCTTGTTCAAGGTTGGAAAAATATTGAAGACTTTTTGCGTGGGAATAAATCTGTTGCTAAAAGTTGGAGAAAGGAGATTGTATGATTGATTTGAAACAAGTTTTAATTGGAGAGCCTACGCGTTTAAGGTATGTGAAAAGATTTTCCATCTGCCCAAAGGTTCACGAAGAATCTGTTGCTGAACATTCTTACTATGTTGCTTTCATTTGTTTGATGTTGGGAGAAGATTTAATGAATCAAGGATTTGTGAAATTGAATCTGGGGATGCTTTTAAGTCGTGCTTTGATCCACGATCTTGATGAGGTTTTCTCTGGAGATTTTATTCGTATGTTCAAACACCAGAATATTATTGTTGAAGAGGCTATAAATGCAACATCAAAAATCCTCGTGGAAAGATTTACTCAAAATTATCCTGCAGGAAAAAAACTTCTTGATTATTGGGAAAATAGCAAGAGTGAAGACCTCGAAGGTTCTATCCTGGCCTTTGCGGATTTTCTCTCAGTACTCTCCTATATTTGGCAAGAGATTCACGCAGGTAATCATATAATGTTTACACAATTAGATGAGCTTGAAAAATTTTGTGGCTTATTTTCAAGCACTAAATTTGAGCCGCTTTGGGAATATCAAATGGAGGCACAATTTATGCTGAAAGAATTAAGGAGGATAGAATGCAAGACAAAATAAAAGAAAATTGGAAATTAGAAAACCCTTTCCGTAAAAAATTGGTTTTCTTTGAAGGACTTGATAAATCTGGTAAATCAACACTTTGTCGAAGAGTTCGTTTTGAAGGAAAGCATACCATACCCTTCTATGAAAGGGGATTCGCAGGAAGATATAATTTTTACCATTTTAACAAAGAAGAAGACAATTTTCCTGTGAAGGATTGGTCGTTTTTGGAAAATATTTTAATTGAAAAAAAGATGTATGCGATAATTTGGTTGCGTACTTCCTATGCTAATGTCATTAAACGCCATATCGAAGCAGGAGAAGTTTGCGATTTTACTGTCGATCAATTAAGGGAACAGGACTTGAATTATGCCAAGCACATCCATCATCTTCAGGATTATTATTCCATTCCTGTCCTTGAATTGAGAACCGACAAACTTTCTTCCGACCAATGCGTAGAAGAGATCTTAAAATGGACAGGAGTGTTATGAAAGAATCTTTATTGATATACTTAAAATTTATTCAGTATGGTGTTGGCTATCTTGCAGGACAAATTGAATTGACCTCCGCTTGCAAACAAAGATGTACTTTTTGTAAATCTTGGAAAGACCACGTCTCTGGAAAATATAGAGCAGCTTTTCGCTATGAAAAAATCTGCGACATTCTCCAACAATTGTCTGAAATTCCTTATTTTGAAAATCTTACCTTTACAGGAGGAGAGCCACAATGTTGGGAGCACCTCGAAAAATTACTCAAGGAATTCGGTAGAAAATTGCCATTTGATTTGGGAATAAATACGACTTTAGTTGAACCAATTAATTTCGATCTCTGGAGAAATTTCAATTCCATTCGAGTCTCTTTAGATTCTTTGAATCCCAAGACATACAAAATTTTAAGGGGAGTCTCTACAAATCCTGAAATTGTTTTGAAACGTCTCGAGAAGCTCTCCCATCCGAATTGGAGTGTAATGGTTTGTGTTTCGGAGAATAATCTTGAAGAGATTCCAGAAATTATCGAGAGATTAAAGAAGATGCGTTCACTCCCAAGGAAAGTAATGTTTTTGCCTGCTTTAGGGAGAGAGAAAAATTTCTTTGATATGGAGAGATATGAAAGTCTTATAGAAAAATTCACCAATCAAATCGATCTCCCTTTTCAAACCAATTTTGCGGAGGATGTTTCTAAACTCAAGAAGCTCTATGATATATCGGAGGTGCCTTGTTCCATTGGCAGAACCACTTTCCACATTAAAGCAGATGGAGATTTGTTTCCTTGTTGTTTAATTGGTGGAGAAGCCATTGATACACATCAAGATTTTTGTTTTGGAAATGTTTATCAAAATACCCTTCAAGAAATTCAAAATTCAAATATGAGTCTACCACTCCATTATTCTGGAAAAAATTCTCCGTGCCTTAAGGTCTGTCAATGGAAACAAATGGCAATGAATATTGCAACAAAAAATTCTTGGTCAAAAAAACTTTCTATGCCTTAAAGGAGGCTTGGATGCAAGTAAATGTTGAATTAATAAGCTGGACAAAAGATCCTATTGAAACAATTTATCTTCTTTGGGAAGCTTCTAGAAAAAAAGAAGCTATCCCAACTATCGAAGAATTGAAATTGGTACTACATACAGATCCAGAACTCGCAGACAGAGTTTTTGAGACATTCCAAAAAGTTCTAACAAGTGCTATACCAGTTTCTGAAAATATAAATTTCATCTTTCTCCTAGAAAATGTTTCTATCTCTTTTCGGGAACAGATGGTACGCCACCGAGTAGGTGTGAAAGTCGGAGAAAGAATTGGTATGGACTATTTTCCCGATGTCCACGATTCAACTTGGTGGTCTCAGAGTATGCGGGTTTTAGATATGGGAGATTTTGCAGAGAAGACTGCTTATAATATCCCAGACAGTATTCGTGTGAATGAAGAAGCATTGAATGTCTTACAGACTCAAATGCACTGTGCCGCTCAAGCTTATCGAGAATTGATCAAACTTGGTATTGCTGCAGAGGATGCTCGAGAAGTTATTCCGCTTGCCACCCAACACAGGATTTCTTGGAGTCTCAATCTTGCTACCTTCGCACATATCCTTTCAAAGAGAAGTTGTTGGATTCTTCAACTCGGACTTTGGGAACCTGTTTTGATGGGAATGCTTGAAGAACTTTGTGAAAAAGTGAATCCTATTTTCAGCATTCTTGCGACTCCGCCTTGTATGAAAGGAGATTTTTTCAAACGTTGCTGTTTTGATTTTGATAATGAAAAACGTTGCAAGGGAGAAGATCCTTTACCGCCTTGTTCTCTTTATCTTTCCCATACGGATGTGCAGCCAGAAAATTTGAAAGAAATTGAAGACCGTAAAGATTTCCAAAAGATGTGTTTGAAATATAAAAAATTTTGGAGGAGAGATGTTTCTACAGGAAAATTGTTTTAAAGTTGCGATCGATACCGAGACTACTGGCCTAAACTCTTGGACAGGAGATCGTCCTTTTATTGTGAGTTGGTGTTGGTTCAACAAAGAAGAAACTCAAGGATTGATTCGCTGGGAGGTAGATCCTTTTACTCGAGTGGTCAGACCACTCGCTCGAGATTTGGAAATTTTAAGAGAGGTACTGGAAAATCCAACTATCGTCAAGGTTTTTCACAATGCAAAATTTGATGTGCGAATGTTAGAAACAGTAGGTCTGAAGGTTTTGGGAAGAATTGAAGATACATCTTTTATGGTTCGTTGTTTCCATAACGATCTTCCGACTTATAGTTTAAAACCTTTATGTAAAAAAATTCTTGGAATTGGAGATGAAGAATTAATTGATCTGAAAAAAGCTTGTATGCAAGCTCGTCGGGAAGGGAAGAAGAAAAATTATTCGTTTTCCGAGAGTCTCGAAGCAGATTATTGGATGGTTGAAAACCAAAAATTAGTGGAAAAATATGCAACTCAAGATGCATTCAGAACAAAGCGACTTTTTGAATATCTTGAAAAACAACTTGGAAAAGATAACCAAAAAAACATTTATGAAAAAGAATTAAAACTTTTTCCTATAACTTATGAAATGGAGACTCGTGGGATTGCTTTGAATCCAAAGATTTTGGATGCGGAAATTTCTTACCACGAAAAACATCTTATAGAAAGCTATAAGGAAGTTTTGAAAATTGGTGGAGTCAAAGAACTCAATTTAAAATCTCAACCTCAAGTTGCGGAATTGCTTTACGGAAAACTCAAAATTCTCTGCAAAGATTTTACCGCCAAAGGTAAACGAGCTGTGGATGTAAATGCGATGAAGAGAATTAATCATCCTATTATTGATCCCTTTGCTGAGTACAAAGCTTCTAAGCACGCTCTTGCAAATTTTTTTATGCTCTATAAAAAACAATCTGCCTATCGTCCCAATGGAGAACTTTATCTTCATCCAGACTTTCAGCAAATGGGAGCAAAAACAGGACGCTTCTCTTGTCGGAAACCAAATATGCAAAACGTCGCCAATGCTTTGACTACTCGTTCTTTAAAACCAATTCAAGCAAGACGTCCTTTCCGTCCTCCACAAGGATTTACTTGGTATACTTTTGATTATTCTCAATTGGAGGTTTGGATCTTTGCGATGTTTTCTGGAGAAAAATTAATGTTGGATGCCCTACTCTCCAACCGAGATGTTCACAATGAAACTGCAAATCATATCTGGGGAAAAGGCAGAGATATTGTTGCAGAAGAGAAAGTCAAAGAAGGAAAATCTAATACACGTGCTCGTGCGAAGATGATGGTTTTCGGAGTGGTCTATGGAATGGGTGTAGGAGCGGCTCAAGCATTGATAGGATGTACTGCGACTGAAGCTCGAAACTATCTCGACGAATTCTATAAAGCATTCCCAGGCATTAAACAATTTATGCAAACCTTCTCCAGGAAAGCTGAAAGAGACGGTTTCATTGAAAACGCCTATGGAAGACGTTATTTCATTGAACCAGGACTCTCCTACCGTTCGGTTAATTATTTGGTACAAGGCTCTGGAGCGGATCTCTTGAAAGAAAAGATGGTTGAGACTACACAATATTTAAAAAAGAAAAGAATTGATGGTGGTCTCGTTATGACAATCCACGACGAACTTATCTTTGAAATTAAAAATACTTTTGCTACTAAAAGAGTACTCCTAGATATAAAAGATATAATGGAAGACCACCACGGTGTTTTTCCGATAGTAAAAAAATTCAAAGTAGAGATAGCAAAAATTACCTCAAACGGTTCTTGGGACAAAAAAGAGAAATTGAAACTTTAAATTGGAGGATCGATGGAAGTCAAGCCAAAAGATATTTTGAAGCTTTTAGAAGAACACCACAATACACCCTCAAAAGAAATAGGAGATCAATTAATTGGAGATTGTCTTTTTTGCGGAAAACCCGAACACCTCTATATGAATAAAGAAAAAGGTTTGTGGGATTGCAAAGTCTGTGGTTCAAAAGGCAATCTCGAAAACTATCTTTATCAACTCGGAATTCACTATCATAAAAATTTATATCATCCAAAGAATATTCTGAAACTTAAAGCTCTTTCCGCAGACCGAGGACTTCCTGTAAACGCATTCAAAAATTGGTTGGTAGGTTGGGACGACATTGGTAAACGATATACAATTCCAGTTTTGGTTGGAACTAATTCTTGTTCAGATATTCGGATCTATAAAATTGGAATGAAGACAAGATCTTCTAGCGGTTCAAAGACAGGATTGATAAACATACACAAGATAGAAGACAAAAAGCCTATCTATGTTTGTGAAGGAGAATGGGATGGAATGGCATTGGATTGGTTATTAAAAAAACTTGAACTTGAAGCGACTGTTGTTGCAGTTCCAGGAGCAAACACCTTCAAAAAAGAATGGATACCTTCTTTCAGAAATTGCAAAGTTCAACTCCTCTACGACAATGATTCCGCTGGAGAACAAGCCGAGATTAAAGTTCAACCGCTTCTTTCAGGGACTGTTCGTTCAATTGGGTATTTAAATTGGTTGAGTGGTCTGTCGACAGGATTCGACGTTCGAGATTGGATTAAATATGGAATTAAAGTTAGCAAATTGAGAGGTTGTTGGAAAAATCTTCAGAAGATGTTTGTTGCCAATCCCCGAATCTCTAAGATAGATACATTGGTTTCTTTGGAAACCGAAGAAGAGAAACTCAAAGAGAATCTAAAAGTTGATATTGAAAAAGAGATGTTGATCTATCGAAGATGGATGCACCTTCCAGATCCATATGTTTTGGACATTATTTTTGGAACCATTTTTGCCAATCTTTTAATGAGTGGAGATCCGATATGGATGTTTTTAATTGCTCCTCCTGGAGGGAGTAAATCTGAATTGTTAATGAGTTTAATAAAGTGCCAGAGCGTGGTTTGTTTAACTTCATTGACACCCCACTCTCTAATCTCTGGATTCTCTTGGGGTACAGACAAAAAAGACCCCTCTCTGCTTCCGCAACTCGATGGAAAAGTTTTAGTGCTCAAAGATTTCACCACAATAACTTCAATGCATTTTACCGCCCGAGACGAGATCTTTGGAATTTTGAGGGACGCTTACGATGGCAAAACCGAGAAACAATTCGGGACAGGAATCCGTCGAGAATATAAGAGCAAATTTGGAATTCTCGCAGGTACTACTCCAGTTATTGATACCTTTTCAACTATTCACCAGAGTCTTGGAGAGAGATTTTTGAAATATCGTATCGAGATAGATTCTAAAGATACTGAAGAAAAAAAGATCCTTCAAGCCATCTCTAACATCAATAACGAAGTTACTATGCGAGGAGAACTTCAAGACGCTGCGGCGAGGATTGTTTCAAAAGAAAATTTAGAAGATTTACCAATTTTTCCTGAAAAATATTTAAAACGAGTAACAAGCTTAGCACAATTCTGTGCAAGAATGCGAGGAGTGGTCTTGAGAGATAATTATACACAACAAGTCCTCTATCGAGCTTCAACTGAAGTTGGAACACGTCTCGCAAAGCAATTGATGAAACTCGGAATTGGTATCGGAATTTTTCGAGGTAAAAAAGAACTTGGAGATTATGAATGCAATTGTGTAAGCCGAGTGGCGATGCACACGTGCCCAGAGAGGTTGGTCTCAATTGTTAAAGCGATCTATCGTTCTAGAATGGAAGACGGTATAGAAGAATTAAAAACGAAAGATATTGCAAACTATTCTCGGCTTCCTATTTCAACAGTTTTCCGTTTGCTCGAAGACTTATATCTTTTGAAAGTCGTAAAACGACAAGGCGAGGGTTCAAAATTTTATTGGGGTTTAGAATCACATATCTTGAAATTGATAGAGACTTCCAAAATATTTGGTTGACTTGTCTTTAAATAGTTCCCAGGTTCCTGATTTGATAGGCTTTAATCAATCAAACCATCGAACTTTGCCATCCCACCCTGGGAATAAAAAACCACTAAAATACTAATTTACGGCGTTCCAGTGGTTTTTTTAGTTAAAAAGACGCATTTAAATGGTCTTTTAAAAGCTTTTTAAAGAGTCTTTGTTAAGACAGTGTCCTCAATTTTTTCTGTGTAAAAATTTGTTTAAACTCAATAAGATATTAAAAAGATGTATTATTAGAAGTAAATTAAATAATCATCCTGCAAAGTGTGGTGCATCAAAACTAAGCATAGGTTTTCCGTTGTATTTATCTTGCCATATTTTGTGCCATAAAATTGCTTTTTCTTGTTGCCATTCATAATCTACTTTTTGCTTTTCTTTATTCCAAAGATAAATATCCATAGCTTTGCCTGACTGATGTTCTGAAAGAAAAGTTATTCCGTCTTTAAATGTTACTACTTTATTTTTATCAGTTATAACCCATATATTGTCAATTAAAGTACGTCCTTGTGCATATAATCTTTGTTGTTCTTCAGTAGACCGTAAACAAAAATCAAATATAGGTTGTTCTCCCATACTAATCATATATGCAATTAAACTTGTTATATTTTTAGTAAATTCACGTCTTGTCATAGTATCTCCTTTCAATACCCGTTTAGCTTTGAACAAAGTATGGGGCACTGTATCCACACTATTTTTAGTTTTATTTTTTATAGGTTGTTGAATTG